TCATAGTAGCGGTGCTCATGATGATTATATCGATAGTCTTATGCTTGCCAATTATAGTAGAGTTAAATTTATGGAAAGACGTCCTATTAGAGTAAGCGGAATAAAGAATGTAAAGCCTTCATTTGGACGACCATTATAACATAACTACTTTAGAAATTAAAATCCTATTTATTAAAAGATGAAAGAGACTGTAAGATTAAAACTAGAAGTACCTGAATTCTTAACAATACAAAAGTATTGTGATATGAACGCTTATAAAGGACAATCCAAGTTCGGAAAATTAGTTCATGCTGTATCCGTACTAACCGGAGAGAGTTTAGCATCTGTAAGACAATGGGATGTAGAAAGCTTAACTAGAGTAAGCAATATATACGCTAATGTAGCCGATCATAAAGAACTATTTCATCCTATAATAGAATGGAAAGGACAATTATACGGTTACTCCAGTATAAAGAAATGTTCGTTAGGTGAGTATATTGACTTAGAGAACTATTCAGCAGATATGGAGAACTCTATGCATAAGGTAGCTGCTATACTATACAGACCTATAAAGAAGCATAGATTCGAAAGTATTATGTTTGGATTAAAACAAGGCATACGTACTGCTATAAATAAAGTAGATAATGTATTTGATTGGTACGACGTAGAGAAGTACGATAGTGATAAACGTCGAAGGACAGAAGAAGAGTATAGAGACTTTCCTGTGCATTTATTCTTAGGAGGGTTAGGTTTTTTTTTGAGCAGCGCAAACCTATATTTGAATCGTATAGCATATTTGAAAAAGCAGATAACGAAGATGGAGATGGAGGAGATGAACTCGAGGATCCTAGAAAATCCTTTGGTGAACACTGGGGATGGTTCGGTACAATTTACCAACTCTCTAAAACCAATATACTATCAATCACAGGAGACAAGTCAATAACAGATTTGAATCTCTTATTTAGTTTAACATTTTTAGAAATAGAAAAAGACTATAATGAAGAAATCGAAAACGCGAGGAAAAAAAGCCTCCAACAGCAAAGACTTAGATATTAAAGTTGAAAAGAAGTACCCTATGATTAACCGTAAAGAGGTACAAGCAGAAATAGATAAAGATAAAAACATAAGAAGACTACTAGATGTAGGAGCTTATAATCTAAACCAGATAGCAGGTATGTTAATGCTACCTCTAGAAAGAGTTAAAAAAGTAAAGAATGAGCGTTAATAGAATTACACGTAATGTACGTTACGAAGAAATAGTAAACCTAGTACAGTCAAGATGTGATGCACATTTAGCTATAGCATCTTTTGAAACAGGCACTATAGACTTCTTAGATGCATCAGCTGTAAATAGAAAATACCCTTATATATTTCTTAGACCAATGAATTCGTTTTATGTAGATAGAACTAGAACATTATCTTTTGAAATGTATAGCTTAGATCAACCTAAGAATCAATCACAAAGTCATTTAGAGTTAATGTCTGATACTGAAGGATACATATATGATATTATGGCTTACTTTAACTACGGACCTACTGACATACAACAGAACTACGAAATGTTACTTAACGATTGTTCTCCTGTTAACGAAGGATTTCAAAATAGAGTATTCGGATGGGTTGCTAATATAGACATAGTAACACCATTTAATCTTAACTACTGCGTATTTCCAGAATATCCATAATATGTTAAAAGACACGTTAAAGCAATTAGCCAGACTAATATCTAGGAAAAAGAAAGAGATGGTTGGATCTCTCTTTTCTAAAGGTACCGGTAGACTAAAACGTTCTATAAAAGAAAAGCTAGTAGGAGATGATAGTAAAGGCTTTGAGATAAGGTCTCAAATGGTAGATTATGGTTACTACCAAGATAGTGGTGTTAAAGGAGTAAGTGAAGGTAAGTGGAAGAATAGAGTAAGAGCTAATAACAACTCTCTATATGCACCAGGACAATTTAAAGCACAAAGCAAAGTAGTAGGAGGTAATTTACCTTTTGCTGCTAGATACGTAATAAGAAGAATAGGATTAAAACCTAAACCGTTTGTAAAACCATCTGTATTAGATGTAATGAATAGAGAAGGATTTGATATGATTGCAGATGCAACAGCAGAAGATGTAGCATTAGAGTTTACTAATACATTTAAAAACGCTAAGATACAAGGATAATGGCAATAACAATTTTAAAATATCCGACAGACAATAATGGATTATCTCCTCAAGTATCTAAAGCTCCTTTAATATTTACTATTAGTTCATCTAATGTACCTCAATTTCAGTTTAGATATATTGCTGATTTATACGAGAGTGGTAGTACTACAAGACTAGCAAGATTTAAGTATCCTCAGAATAGTTCAGGTACTGCTAATATAGACTTATCAAGACCCATAAATGATTATATGGAGACTGATTACAATTGGGCTATTAGTGGTAGTCATATATATAGTAGTTCTTTAACTGCTAAAAGATTTCAAATAGAGTTTGGAGAAGAGTATGGAACAAGTTACGATAGTGCTGTAACAGTATTTGCAAATCAAGCAGAGTGTCAACAATCTATGTTAAAAGGAAATATACAATATCCTTCGCCTTCTAACTTTGACGGTAATACAGGTCAAATAACATTAGCTACAAGCTCTTTACAGTTTAATTACTTACCTTATGCATGGAATCCTTCACAATCTGATAATGTAGATATAGTAGCATATTCTGACGGTACTTTAACTAATAATCCTAATATGTTAAATAGTCCTGCTACTTCTAAGTACTATATAGAGCAAGATGTATTTTCAGGAGCTTTAAGAACTAACACTCTTGAAACGATATATGATACAAGTAGTATAGGATGGTATGTAGCGCAACCAATAGGTCATACAGATTTAGGTACAGAGACTTATTATTCAGAATACCTTTCTGCCGGTAGTTATAATTTTACAAGAAATATTGTAATATATGACGATAATAATAATGTAATAGCAAGCGCTAGCACTACAACTATTAACTTAGATAAACAAGCTTTATTATCTTTTCCAGTAGGTATGGAACAAATGGGTGGTATAGTAGACACCTCATCTGGTAATCCTATATCTAGTAGTGTATCAAGTTCAGCACAGTGGAGTTGGTATCAAAGTAGCGTAAGAAAAGTTGGACAGTATAATGCTGGTTTTAATCATTACTATTACAACGAAGATAAAGGACCGGAAACTATGTTTGCTAAAGATACAAGATTTATTAGTTCTTCTATTAGACCAGGACTATGGCAATCAGGTAAATTTTATCCAACTTACTGTAATGGTGAAAAGACTAGATTTGCATTTACTAATTCTTTTGGTTGTTGGGATTACTATAACGTATATATGCCTACTCGTAGAGTAACTAACATAGATAGGAAAATATACGAACAAGAAAGCATAAACCTAAATGACCGTATTTATCAATATAACGTCTCTAATAGAGGTGAATTGCAATACTATACAGAATATACAGATCAATTTGAAATAACGACAGATATAATTGACTCACAGGAGTCACAATGGTTAAAAGAGATGTTCGAGTCAAGTGAAGTGTATATACAAAGTGGTAGTGATTTTATACCAATTAACATACTAAATAATACAGAGACTGTTATAAACGATACAGCAAGAAATAAAAATTACCAATATACTATAAGATACCAATTTAGTAATTTAAGAGAACCAAGATAATGGCATATACTATAACACAGAAACCAACTACTCCTAATGCTGCATATACAAGACTTATGTATGTTGTATCAGGTAGTACCAATACTGCAAAACCTCAATTTCAGTATGTTATGGATGTATATGAATCTGGAAGTACTGACCTTATAAAGAGAAACTTTAGTCCAGTCAATCCAGCCGGTGTATCTGTATTTGATCCTTCTAGAATTATACAAGGACGATTAAAAGAAGAATTTAGTTGGGATATTTCATATCCGCAACCTTATCTTTCTAGTAGTAAAACGTTTACATTAAAGTTTGGAGAAACCTACGCTACGTCAATCTCATCTAGTGCAGCAATAATAGATGACGTGCAACAGACTAATACAGAAGTATTTAGAGGAGTAGTTGAACCTAATGCAGGAGCATTTGATTGGGATAGTAGTAGTTATGCTGTATTAAGCAATATGCCTGCTACAATGTCTATGCAAGAGAATGAATATTTAACTATAGGAGTGTATAATAACTCAGTTAACTCTATAAGCAGTAGTTTATATAGCGGCAGTACTAAGATTAATGAGATTAATTATAATATATCCGATAAATTTACTACCGTTCCTTTAAACCTTTTGCTTTCTGGTTCTTGGAACTATGCAGAAGTAAATGTAAGTAGTTCAATAGGTACACAAAGTTATAGATATGAAGCTAAAAAAGATGATTGTAGAGAAAAAGTTAGGTTTGCCTTTATTAATAAATTAGGTTCGTGGGATTATTTTACTAATTTTAACCCGGTCCGCGAAGTTATTGAAGTTGAACGAGAGCAATATACTGCTGCTAGGGTGGATTATTCTAGTCTTACTTCTACTTATGATATAAGCCGAAGAGGAGTTAAAGATTATCACAATAGTACAGATAATATATTTACTGTAGATACTGATTACTTGGATAAAGAAAATGCTAATTGGTTAGAAGAATTAATAGAATCTCCTTCTGTTTATATTCAAAGAAATCCTGGGGATATGATTCCTATAATCATTACAGATAGCTCTTATACTGCAAATACTAATCAAGCAAGACAGAAAGTATTTAAGTACACTATAAACTTTAAACCAGCAAATCAACCATTTGGTAATTGGATACCAGAGTATGAAAGCATAGTAAATGAAGCAGTTTATGATTTTAAGGTAAGGGGAGTAAGCCCTATATACTGGTGGGACTTTACTGAAAGTTATACTGGTAACTTAAGGTTTTCAAGTGGTAACGAAATATCTGAAATACAAAGTAAAGGTCAGTCACAAGAAATACTACGTACCATTACTG